GACTACCTACCACATATAGTTCAAAACCATCTGCTCTTATAAATAGGTCTGATAGGGCGTTATCTACTGTAACTGAGTAATACTGTAAGGCTGAAGCAGAAGTTATATCCCAAGCTGTACTCAGGTTATACTCATTAATCTCAAGACCAGAGGAGCCTATAACGTACAGCTTAGTGCCTGTGGGGTTAAAGGCTAGTCCAGTAGGGCCAGCTTCCTGTGCAGATACATTGAGCGACTGCAAGTAGACAGCAGTAGAGACACTCCAAGCTGTACCTAAGTTGTACTCATATATATATGCCGCAGAATTACTTGCAACGTACATCTTGAGACCATCAGCCCTCATGACCAAACCGTGAGGGTGAGCCGTTTGTGAGCCTACTGAAAATGTCTGTGAGTAAACAGCTGTAGAAACATTCCAAGCTGTACCCAAGTTGTATTCGCGAACAGCGTCATTACCAACACCTACAACGTAGAACTTAGTACCATCGGGTTTAAAAAAGAAGCCTGTAGGCAGATTTTCTTGGGGATATACTCGATACGAAGGGCCTGATGTGGCATTATAGATATCCCAAGCTACAGCCATGTTGTACGTGTATACGTAAGAGGTTGCTGCACAGGCAACGAAAAACATAAGCCCATCAGGTTTAAAAAGGATTGTTTGTGGGTCAGTAACACCGTAACTGCCTACTGAGAACTTGGTCTTGAAAACAGACTCAGATATATTGAAGGCATCTAAGTTAGGAGTTTTACAACTGTACCTCCAATTAGCAGTCGTAGGAACATTGGTAAAGGTAGGTGCAGTGTTGGCTGTTAACGTCCCACTATCAAAGAAGTTAGATGCGCCAACGTTAAGTGCAGGTGTTGCACCAGTAACCGCTGCAAATTTAAAAGGTTCAGTATTAATACCAGTCAACGCTGCACCACTAATAGCAGGCAAAGCCCCTGTAAGCTTAGTTGCATCAAGGTTACTTGTAGGTTTTAGAAACGTAGCATCAGCCTGTGCAGTTGTGTAAGTATTAGCAACAGTAAAATCCTCATGGGAAAGAACAACAACTTGATCTCCATTCTTTGCAGCAGCTGTCAGTGTGATGCTTATACCATTAGATGCTGTGTAGTCTGTACCATCAACAAGGCGTATACCGTTATGGAATACGTTTACCCTGCCGACTGAATAGGTAACTCCTGTAAGAGAAGTCGTTGTTGTTGTTATTGCAAATGTCTTTTTAGACACTGCTTTAGAAGAGATAACTGAGGCTTTAGAGCCTATGTATCCTGCCATTAGATTATCTCCTCTGATATTAAGTTCACTGTTGATCCACTGTCTGCTGTTACAAAAGTGGATGTTGCTCTCTTTCCAACATCTATGGTTGTTGGTGTTTTATCTACTGAAGATGGGAATGTGATTGCAAACAGTGGTCCTACATTAAGTGTTTTGGTTTGTGTGGTATTAAACTCACTAAAAACAAGCAGAGTGTCGTTATTTACAAGCTGCATTGACTGTACTTGACCAAACACTGTGGACCCAGTTACTTGAGCACCATTTGCACGTTTAGTGAACGAGGCAGTTGAAAGATCAAAAGCCGTTGACATGGTATATGTGTGAAGTTCCATAGCTGGTCCACTGTCAGGCCTTGTACCTCTACCCGTGACTATAAGCTCAGTGCCATCAGTTTTGATAACAAAACCTTTACAAGCCGAAAGCGAAAAACCATCTACAGTTCGTGTCGTGTTCAGGTTTTTACTATCATAGGAGGCTGTGGAAACATCGAAGGCTGTGGAAAGAGAAAACTGGTATATGTAGTTCGTATTACCAGACAAGTAATACATTTTAGTTCCATCATTACTAAATCTAATAGATCGTGGATCACTGACGATGTTACTGTAAGTCTTATTTGCATACGTTGCAGTTGAAAGGTCAAAAGCCGTAGAGACATTGTATTGAAAGATCGCCGGCCCATCCTCTGCTAAGATATAAAACTTGGTGCCATCTGGACTAAAACGACCATCACGAGGCTCTCCAGTTCGGGCTGAATCATCTAGCTGTTTTGATGTAGCTACAGCAGTGGAAATGTCAAACGGCGTGGTAAGTGTACCTTGAATTGTTTTCTGACCGTTACTATTACAAAGGTAAATCTTGGTGCCATCTGGGCTTAGGAATACACTTTGAAACGATGAGCTACCAAGCAAGGCAGACATATAACCTTCTGTCCCAGCTCTTAGACTATCTGTGTTCGGAGAAGCAGCTAAATTAACGGCTGTTTTGTATGAGTACTCCCACTTAGCGTTTGTTGGGACACTTGTAAAATTAACCGAAGTATTAGAAGTTAAGATCCCATTATCAAAGTAGTTATTAGTTCCTACATCTAAAGATGCGGAATTAGTCACTGCTATCGTATTGCCCATACCATTCCCGTGAACGGTACAGTAATACCGCAAATTATCTGGAGCATTAGCTGCAACAGTGAGTGTAACTTTAGCACCTGCTGATCCAGGAGTTCCAGTAACCACAACCCCTGTGGAGTACGAGCTACCTGCAGCGTCTTTAAAACGTAGTGGGTGTCCAGTGTTTGTACTATTAGACAGATCAAAGATGTAGATATATGTTCGAGATAATGTTAATTTAGGGTACACTATCGTGTTAAGGTAATACCTATTAGCTCCTCCGTAAGATCCAACAGTTACAGTATAAGTTGTAGTGACCACATCGCCCGGACCTATGGCAGTTGTTTGTGGGTTAAAAGGGGGAGCCGCTGGAGGTATACCATCCTGCGAGATGACAACTAGTTCTGATTGTTTACTCATTAGGTTTGCTCCAATACGCTTACGATCACATCACAGGAGGCAGCAGTGTTACTTGTTACAATCACTGTGTCTGTGGTCTCTAAGATAACTTTACCATCTAAAACTGAAAGAGCTGCCCCAGAAGGTATAGGTGTTCCCTTTATAAGATATACACCTGAGATTTGAACATCTACATCTATTTGAGATGCAGTTTTATTAGCCAAGTTACACCCAATCATAACTGAAGTAGTTGCTGATGGGACTGTGTAAGTTGTAGTGGCACCTGTACCTACAGATGCACTTGTGTAATTTTTAAATGTGTTTGCCATTTTTGATTTATCCCAATGCTATTGCTAAAGCTAACGAACTTGATTCTGCTGTGGAAAGGATAGTAGCTTTTGTATCCCCACCGAGTGTACCAGCATTAACATTTAAGTTGTCTACAAAAGTTTTTGTTACAACTGTACCAGAAACGTCTGCATTTGTTGAGATACCATCTAGCTTACCACCATCTATAGAGACATTTCGTCCATCAAATGTAGAGTTGGTTAGGATAGCACCTGTCATAGTACCACCAGCTTTAGGTAGGGCTGCACCAGCCGCTGTACCTTGAGCCGCTGTGGCATAGTCAGAGGAGCTAAACGTTTTAACTTGTGAAGGATTAGCCAGCTCACTGTCCATCAAAGCACCAGCAGCAGTAACATTAGCAGTGTCTGTGACATCAGCAGATGCTTCAATGCCTGACATCTTAGTGTTTAAAGCTGTTGTGTACGATGCAGTGGTTGCATTAAGGATGGCAGTGTATGCTTGAACATTTGTTCCAATTGCCAAGCCAAGGTTTGCACGAGCTGTTGACACATTGGTAACATCAGATAAGTTGTCAGCAGCAATTAGTGCTCCACTCAGTGAGGCATAGGCTGCAACCCATATTGATCCTGTGTATACTTTCATAATATTGCTTACTGTATTATAATATAAGGCACCAGCAACTAAGGCATTACCATCGTTATCTAGTGTAGGATCAGTTGTTTTAGTTCCAAGGAAGCGATCATCAAAATTATCTAATGCTTCGAGAGCAGCATCCTTAGCCGCTTCAGACGCAGTAGCAGATATTGCACTAGCTGATGCAGATGATGCCGATTCAGTTGCCTTAGTCGAAGCAGTTGTTGCTGAACCACTCGCCGCTGTTGCAGATCCAGCTGCTAGGCCAGCTTGAGTTGTTGCAGTTGTTGCAGAAGTGCCTGCATTATTTGCTTGCACAGTTGCCAATCCAACTTGTGTAGTTGCTAAGCCAACTTGTGTAGTTGCTAAGCCAACCTGATTAGTTGCCAAAGCGACTTGATTAGCTGCTAAAGTAACTTGTGCAGCACCATTAGTTGTTGCTAGGCCAGCTTGAGTTGTTGCGGTTGCTGCAGAGTTATTAGCTGCTGTCGCAGATGCTAACGCATCAGAAGCTTTAGTTGTTGCGGTTGCCGCTGAAGTAGCAGCACTTGTTTTAGACGCATCTGCATCATTCTGACTAACAAGAGCAGCCGCTGCCGAAACAGCAGCAGCTAAAGCATTTGTAGCAGATTCACTTATAGCAATTGCAGTGTCTTGCCCTGTGTCAAAACTACCACCATCATCTACAGGGGTCACTTGATTCCCTTGGTCTCTAAATCCCATAGTACCCTCCTAGAGTAAATCACTATACGCGAATGACATTGAGAGGTTACCACCCCTGTTCCTTCGTGCTTTTTCTTCTTTATTTAATTCTAATACTTCTTGATCAAAGAGTAATTGGTACTTCTGTATTTCTTCATTATCATTTAAATAGATAGAAGTTTCTAACAGTGATCCAAATAAGACAATCCTTTCATTCTCATCTCTTAGCCAATGGGGTGCCTCTTGGCCTATCCAGTATGTTGAATCTTCAGCTAACCGAGTATTGAAAAAGCCTTCTGTTTTATTTGCAGCAGCAGAGTAAGTAGTTGCTGTGCCTCCAATATTCAGAGTTCCTAATCCTGCTTTCCAATTCAGATAAGTACCTGAGTATGTTGCATCTAGGGCAGCTAATCTCCGATAGTAATGTAACTCTATTACATCACCACGACTGAAGTTACCATGTAATTTTATCTCATTGCCAATTCGAGTAAAGAAGTAGTAATCCCTTGAGCTACTAAGTCTATCATTGAATGTTCGTATGTCTACTCTTTCATTGTAAACAATACCTGGATTTTTAGAAGTAGTGTCTGCATTTCTGAGATACATAATTTCAATCAGATCAGCAGGTACAGTCATAGAGAGCACCTGACCACCAGCCCAAAAAGAGCTGGGGGATATGTCTGGGGTTACACCAGTAGCTGAGGCTGCGGTTATCTCTGCCTGAGTACCATTAATATCATAAAGCCTAGTAACCTCTAGTGGCGGCACACGTAGAGTTCTGTAAGCTTTATCTGCTGCGTAATTAAAACACCGTGTTACCACCGAGTTAGACAAAACAGAAACATCCCTGTTCGCCCAGGACCGAATCAATCCTGCGTTATCACCAGTGAAGTCACCAGATCCTACAAATTCTACGTATGTTGCCATCTTAAATCTCCTTAATAAGACATGAGGTGGGAGTAGTTTTGCTTAAAGATAATCATAAATTTAGCCATCATATCCTTATCTTTCATCGTTGCCGAATCATGCAAATCAATACCCCATTTGTTTTTTATTTCAATGGCTACTATGTCAGGGACTGTAGCAAACTTTTTAAACCCTAAGTCTTTTTTATTAAACCCACTGTCTAAAAGATCACGATCCCTCTTAGCCTGCTTTAGGAAAGGCTTCTCATCCTGATACATTTTCCATTGACTAGATCCATCATCTTCACATTGAATAGAACCTTGAATAGTATTATGTTCTGTACTAGGTGTTACATCCCATCGTGCCATGTACTCTTCCTCTTATTAAATTGCAATCTTTACAAACCGACCAGACTTACCGATATACCCTAAGGATGGGCCAGTAATAGCCACGTTGGCTGTAGAGTGTATGAAAAATGCTTTGTCTATTTGATATCCACCTGAACCAACTGCAGATGTTGTCCAAGCGCATCGGTCTGCTGGGAGATGTAATATATCCCCAACTAAATTATTTGAGAGTGTGTTTGCTGGGAGTGTCCCTTGAATCACCATCATGTTCTATACCTCCTAATAGAATAAAAATAGGGAAGGAGAAATAATCTCCCTCCCCTTAATGTATTTACTGAAGTCCGTAAACTGCACCGCAGCCTTTTGGATTCTTTACTTCAAAAGACCACTCTTCGACAAACATGCCAACAGTTGAGTCACCTTTCTGACCAACTTCTACTTCCTGCATTGGACGCAATGTTGCCATTGCAAACCACTGTGGGTCATAGATTAATGCGCAAGAGTCTGCAGTATCAAACTGTGTTGTTGTAGCGTCAGTAGTTGTATGTGCAAGGCCCATGATGTAGTTTGGAACTACCATCAAGTCACCAAAGTCTGACATATAAACGTCTACTGATTGACGCAGCTTACCATCTTCATCGATATTCCGGCGAACACCTGTGTCACTGACCATGAGGTCAGAGAAGTCACGGCGAAGCTTTGGAGAAACCATGATACGGGTAGCTGAACCACCATTCTCATAGATCTTCTGCATAACACCATCGATGTCTGTGAGAGCCAAAGCAACCTTTGTTTTTGCAGCAGCAACATTAATTACAGTTAGACCTGTGTTTGGTGCGGCTACGGCAGTGAAAGAGCCCTTAAAGACGCAAGTGTCACCACTGTTTATGAATGCCTGATAACCAGCAGATTGACGAGCACCAGTAGTAGTCTGCTTGTTGTATGTGTTTACAAGATCAAACTCCATGTCACGGCGCATTTCTGTGCCACGCTTTTTCAACTGATATGCATACTCATCTGCTACACCAGCTTGATCGATTGCACGGCGAGATCCGGATACGGAAATCACTTTGCTGTTGATCTGAGTGTAGTTACCCAAGCGGGTCCGGAATGGGCCGACAGTTGTAGAAGCTGCACCATCACCAGCAGCAGGTGCAGTACCAGCCGCTAAGAAGTCTGCGCCTTCAGCTACACGAGAGTTACCTGGAGCTGTGAGCTCATCGGTCTGCCATTCGTGATAGATGTTAGTTGCTTTTGATTTGCCGATTGAAGACAAGAAAGGAGTCTCGTCACGTGTGATCATCGAAATGAAATTCGCTAGATCTTCACGGTTAGATACGTCTTTACCTGTGCCTGTAGCTCCACGAGCTGTTGTAATATTACGACCACCTGTAGTTGCCATTTTTAAAATCCTCCTAGGATATTATATTATTTAGTTAGAGAGTTGGAGGCGTATTGACGAAGGAAGTCCATTTGGTCATCTTTAGATGAACCTTCTTTAAATGCACGAGCCTTCACCATCTTTTCTTTATCAGCTACCTTTTTATTAGCAGCCGCTGGTTTCTTAGTTGGAACCTTCTTAGTTGGAACATCCTTGCGCTTTGCAGCACCTTTATTAATTCCATTCTTTAAACGGCGATAGTCATCAATGAATTTTACAACACTGGGATCTATAACCGAATTTAAAAGTTCGTCTGCAATACCATTCTCAAGAGCGAACTCTCGAATTTCAACTGCAACCTTTTCGCTAAAGTCGGGGATCATTTGTGGGATTACTTCTTGGAAGTGTTGCATCTTTGATGTAAACTCTTCTTGTTGAAGTTTTGATTTCTGTTCTTCAACAGTCTTCAAAAGATTCTCACGTGTGTTACGTGCAGCCCAGTATTTCTGCTGTGCTTGTTCCCGTTTGTCTTTGAGATCACTTAGTTCGTAAGTGTCTCCATTCTCCCTAGCTTCTTTGATTTGGGCTTCAACATCATGGTATTCCTTAGCCAGTTTCTGTTCGTCCACTGTTAGCATTGCATTAGTAGCATCTGACATTTTTGAAATTTCAGATAGCTTAGCAACACGTTCTTCATCAATGGCCTTACGCGCCTCTCCGAGTTCACGACCCTTTTTAGAGAGTGAAGCATCTGTCTGATAGCCTTTAAGCAGATCAGCAAATGAGACTTCCATTTCTTCCCCATCAATCTTGACAGAGACCTTGGCATCTAAATCTAAATCATCAACAGTAAACACATTAGCTTCTTGGGTAGGGGCATCAGCGCCATCCTCATCTCCTGTCTCTTCTGTATCTTCCTCAGACTCTTCATCGCTAACGGCGGCATCTGCTACATCTGGGTCTTCCTCAGCAGTTGCCTCCGGATCCTCGTACTCGATCTCCTCTTCTGGTAGCGGTACAGAATCATCCCGAAGAAATTCGGTATTAGACAGTACGGCATCTAGGAGCTCTTGTTCGTTTGGACCAGCAGAACTGGGAACATCATCCTTTGTGGGTAGAGATTCAATTTGTTCTGACATGTTTTATTATCCTTTCTTTTTAACCGCAGGCTTAATAACCTTTGGTATGGATGTTTCTTTCTTAACGTCATATCGACTTATTAGGTCATACATCGCTACGAGTTGATTTGAATTTAGTTTAGCTTTACCTGGAGATCGCATAGAATCGTACTCCAACAAGTTAATCATACTCTTTAGATTAGCCACTAATTCTTCATAATCAATTTTATTCATTCTGTGTTGTCCTCAATGTATGGTACATTTTTTCCGTAGGTTTCAAAGTTAATTAGTTTTTGTTTAACATCCCCCAGAGAGAGGGCAGAGTTATAGATAAACTCTCTTGTCTTAACTTCATGTGGATCTGTTCCTAACCATGCGGTAAAGTACTGTACTAGTATTTCTCCGTAAGCTTCGTTGAAAAAACTTTCACGTTGCTCAGAGGAGAATTGCGCACGTACCAGTGCTTCTTTTGCTTGTAGATCCGGATGTATACCTTTCAGTCCCTTCTCGGCTGCGGCTTTATATTTATCCATTATGTTTCCTTTTTAAGTTCTTTTCTTACCTGACGCTGTTGTAGACCATTTTACTTTCTTAGGTCCAGTCTTCTTAGCTGCTTCCTTTTTAGTTATCTTTGAAGCTACGCTCTTTGGGCGGCAGGCTGGGTATGCACGTTTAGGTTTTCCCTTTGCACTCTTACGACCACAGGGCTTTCCAGTTTTTACATCTACCCACTCTTCCCCAAACCACTTACCTAAACCACCTTTTTTCATGACTTAGATACTCTGTTGTCTGGGCCACTCCAACCACCACCACGTTTCTTGTACTCCTTAGAAGCCCAAGCATTTGCGTATGCGGATGGATATACTTTAAATTTCTTCTTTGCTGCAGATTTAACTCTGGACCAAAGGGCTGGGTTATTTGGTTTAGGTGATTTTGTTGCCATTACCATTTCACCTTGTCGGCCCAATACGCAGCAGACATCTTACCTTTTGATATGTTCCTACCATGACGAGCTTTAAAGCTGGCACGTTTAGCTTTCATCTTATCAGACTCTCCCGCTTTAGGTGAACCCGCTGTGGATGCACCCTGTTCTCCAAACCGTATAGTCTTAATTGTTTCACCTTCTTTGGCAACAACAACATGTGACTTGGTTGCATGTGATGGGGTACGCTTAGGTTTATTATAACCTGATACACCCGCATTGGTTAATCTTGAATCTTTCTTCTTTGGCATACTACCTCCTTACAATGGGTTATCCACAAGTGAATCATAGGCTTTCCAGATATCATCAACCTCTGTCTTTAAGGTGTTTATAGAATCATCTAACCCATCAGTTATTGTAGTACTCTTTTCAACTTGAGATCTTAGATCCAGCAAGACTTTCTGCTGCTCTAGGATGTTTTTCATCTGCGTACTAATTGTTGACAGCCTTGTGTTAAGACCCCTAACATCATTGTCTTGAACTGCTTGTTCCAATGCTTGTAAACGAGATCCTAATTCTCCAGCCTTCTCATCAAATGCTCCTGACTTAGAGACTACAGTTCTAATACCTGACTCTACTGCATAGAACCTTTGAAGTGTATCATAGCCATAGTATATGCCACCTGATAGTGAACCTAGTAGTGGTAGGGCGGCAGCTAAGTACCAACCCTTGAATGTGAAACCACCAACCTTTAACTCTGTATCTTCCATATTACATTTCCTTTATAGGAGTGCCATTCTGTTGTATGTAAGTATTGGCCCCATAGATAGCAGTTGCATCCTTCATGTCATTGGTCAGATACCCTGTCCAACCTGTACCGGCCCCAGACCACGTAATCACAAACTCATCAACGGCTTGCGTGTATGTCACTGCTGTGTACTGTCCTGCGACTAGGTTGTTTGTTGCTGTGTATGCGTCAATGCTTTTAGTCAATTCGCTGTTGTTAGCAGCCGCCATGAAGGCACCCGCTTGTTGAGCGTACGCTTCTACGTTAGTTACTGCTGTATTATATGTTGCTACCTCTGCAGCACTAATAGTGTACTTATCGGTTTTCAACATACCTTGTAGTGCAACCTGTTCAGGCTTTGTGTCAGCATCCGCTGCTATAGAGGAGACAGATGTTGCAGTAGCCAATAGACCAGTAGCTGTGGTTAGCAGGTCAACAGCCAATGTAAGTTGGTTCATTGATGCTGTGTGCTCTTGTGTGAATAACTGCTTAGCATTAGTAGCAGTAGCATAATCATGGGCTACCACTTTATCCAAAGACACTTTATAGGCTGCATACTGAGCAGCTGTAATCTTACCTCCATCAAGTGCATTGTCAATGACAACACGCCCCACTTTAGCGTAGCCAACAGCACCATTAGTTAGTTGACCAGATGCAAGTAACCTATTATTAATTAGGTCTATCGTTCCTTTCAGTTCTGTGATTTTCTGTTGTCCCGTCTGACTGTACGCTTCCGCCCCTAGTACTCCTGAACCGCTCACTAACAGAGCGAGAGTCCCCGCTGCTATTAGTGTCTTTTGCTTCAATGATCTCATCTGTTATATCCTCTCCAATTCTTAACAAGCTGTCCCAAAAACTTTTATTATTCTCATACCCTACTATAAAATCAACAGGGCTATCTCTATATTTATCTATCGCTTTCTTACCCATTAACAGTTTACCTGTAACAACATCTAAGATGGGGCATGGGGTAGACGCGAGTATCATAGCCTTAAAGACTTTAGGGCTGTCACAAAGAACACTAATTGCTGAGACTTGTAAGCCTAACCCACCTATTTGTTGGGGTGTTCCTAGCAGCCTTGCATCTTTTCTTCGATTGCAGCTTGGATCTTGAGCCATTCCGCCACTAGATAGACCTATAATACTTAGCTGTATACCTACAGATGTGGGTATTAAACAGCTATCATTACCACCAGCACCCATAACTGTTGGTGCTATTGATGACATAACTGGGGCAGGACTCCCTGCTCCTGTACCATTGTAGTTATTAGTTGCTGTAGAACTAGCATTGTTACTATCTATTGTGGAGTCTTGATAGTTATTACTAAAGTCTCCGGTAACATCATTCGCGTAGACAATCGATGTCCAATAGATTATTAAGATCGGGATCCATACACATAAGTGTAAGAGCAGCCTTCTCCTTTCCGATAATTGATAATGTTTGTGCATCCAAATTCCTCTGACATTTAGGTTGCCCATCTGGACAGACCGAGGGGTATTCAATAACAACGGTGGTGCAACTGCAGAGGAAAACTGTTAATATAAACCTAATCACCATTTGCCATTTTCTCTACAGATTTACGAATAGACTTAATGTTTTCATCTATCCTAGCAGAGATCAGGGCTTGGTTGTGGACAAGAGTTTCTAAATTCTTTATTCTGATCTCATGCCTCACTATATCTCTCGTGTTGTTTTGTACATTATTATCTAGAGATGATACGTACCAGACCAAAGCAATTGTCTGCAATACCACACCAATAAGAAAAGACATCTGAGTAGCCTTAGTACTCAGTAAATCCCGATTGTCTGATGAACTCATTTAGTAAACCCCGCACCAAAATATAGACCAACAATTGCTGATACTATATGCGTATCTAACGGAGTAATCACAAATCCAGTAGCTGACTGCCACTGCACTGTTCCATCACCACCAAATATCCAATTGATTATACCACCGTGAACTTCGGTATAACCTACTATAACATTAACTTCTGGGTAAAAGACTGCTACCGCTTTTGGTAACACAATGATGGAGAAGACAGCAGCAAGGGCTATGAGCCTTCTTGTCCACGCAAAGTGAACATCTTTCTGCCCATGCTCCCTCGTCTGCTGCATACCACCAATCATCATCTTTTGTTGTTCAGCTTTATTCTTCGTACTTTGACCCCACATGGACATGACACCGCCAAGTACGGTGGAGAAAAGCATTGTAATAAGTTCTAAAGGTAATCCAAACATTTCTCCACCTCCTGTGGTTTATACTTCACCTGCAATCATTTTTCTTGCAAGGGCTGTTATCTGATTAAAGTCAGGCCGTTGTGGGGATTCAAGACCCTCTTTACGAGCTTTTATGTCAATCTCTGCCCACTGTTGGAAGTGCTTATCAATAGAGATAGCCAACTGTTTAGTGTTGTCATCCACAGTGTTTTTAGATTGTGCATTAGTAAATACGACATTGGCCTCTGCCAGTGATGTATCTGCTTCTAACTTACGCTGAGTAATCTCACCATCTTTCTGAGCTTTTTCAGATTGCTGTGTAACAGTTTCAACTGCTTTTTGTTTAAACTCATCTGTTGTATAGTCTTCAAGATAATCATGACTATCAATACCCATAGACTCAATTATTTTTGTAGCTAACACAGCAGGTGCTTCCGGTCTGATTACAACACCTTGACCCTGACTGTTGAGAGCTGGGAGTACTTTACTACCAACCATCTCTAACTTCTTAATCGTGTTTGCGTTTGAGTTCTCACCAATATCTAGAAACACTTCAACATCCATACGTGATGGCAAGTTCATAATGTTAATATCAGAAAACACACCTTGGTAACTAAACTTAGATTGAGTCTTCAAGGATTTACGCATTGTCTTATAGACACCTACACACAGACGTTTCATACCTGTCTCTGCAAACCTACGAGCAATATGCTGAATACGTTTCTGAGATGCAGACTGAACTGCAGCTACTTTTGATTCACTATTACCAGACACATACAAGGAATCATTGAGACCTTGCGCAGCCTTAGACATACCCGTTGCTTGTTCCTTGATTGTTTGCAAGTGTGAAAGCAATGGGACAGTACCTGAACTGATTGCCTCTGGGGGCATTGCAGCTACAGCACCATTAGGGTTACCGTTAGTTGGGATGATTTGTTTTGGTCTCATGTTTTGGAGAGCAGAGAAATCAACAACGTTTGGATCGGCAAGCTTTGGTGAGTAGTTTGTAAGGTATGTATTCTCAACAAACCCACGAAGGATTGCTGTGGCAGCGAGTGTGGACGATCTTGTGAAGTCAGCTATAGACAAACCATAAAACTCATATGGGATATCAATAGGTGATAGACAAGCTATTGGTATCATATCTACATCACTTTCATACAGTATTGTATCACCGACTGTTATGAAATGTTTAAGTTCAGCAACCCCGTCACCATCACGGTCAACGTTGATCCAGCACTCTGTAATAGTAACTTCCCGATTAGCTTCAAGTGCAGTGATGTCATCATTCATCCTACCTTGTATAGTACTCTGACCTGTCACTAGCTTACGAGCTGCGATATCTTCAGAGTAACTACCACCACCATCCCAAGAGGTGTAATCATCTAGATCATTCCATTCATCTTCATTAATACTATCTGCAACATCAGGCCACATCTTACGGATCTCTGAGCGAGTTAGTATTGTTTGGATACCTACGAAATTAGCATCATCAATTGATTTAGAATCACGAGAGATCCTGAAAGATTCTGGTGGAATGTTTTCAATCTTAACACGAGAGTTATCATTCTTACGGCGAATACGTACATCCACATAAACCAACTCAGCATCCTGCTGTCCGGTCTCCATGTTCAACTCACCTAATTCATTTTCATAATTTAGGTCACCAATGATCTCAACTCCTTCTTCAGCGAGGAGGACATCCAACTGGCCTTGAGAGATCTTTTCGTATTCTTCAAACTCGTAGTCGTAACCTTCTACATAGTCCCACCGAACGATACCATTCTTCCACAGTAATGCACTTTTTATCCAAGTTTGGATAATTTCCCAGCCATTATTCTGCTTAAAGATAGCATAGTTTGTAATCATAGAGGCATCCTTAGCACTCTTAAAAGAGCCAGGAGAGTTGTCATATGGTACAAATCTAGCCAATCTTCCGTTGTTTAGGAACAGATCAGACAAGATTGCAGTGTATGCTTCTACAGTTTCTGTAGTAGATGTGTCAACAATACTAGATACACCCTGAGGTGCTAGGTGATCTGCAGCAATACCTGCAAATTCATATGTGGATCGTTGACGTTCCTTTGTCATGTCAGAGGAGTTTAACCATTCTCCTGTAGAGTTCATAACACCAGACTCAATTAAATTGATCAGGCTGTCATCAGACACTTTCTCTTTATACTTATTACCAGACATCATAATGAACCCCTCCCTGTAAGAATCTTCTTGGTATTAGCTAACTCTGCGTAGTCGTAGTCTTTACTACCAGCTTTGATAACAGCTTTCTTCTTACTAGGTTTAGGTTCTTTCTTTGGTTCAACTTGTGTTTCATTAAAGCGCATAGTTCCCTCCGTGGGTCTAACTAACTAACTTGGGACTATGCCCGATTATTATAATTTACAATAGAGACCCACCTCTTATATGGGAGGGGGCCTCTATTTGACGCCTGCCCAGTGTTCAGCTGTAGTTGGTTGATACCCAAACTACACGGTAGCGAAATTCCATCTGCAAAACAACGTAAAGACCTGAGGTCATGAGACCTCTGGCGTAGCACTTTGCGTTAGTGCCAGACGATTACTTTAGCACTCGCACTTAGTGCAAGGGCATTCACGATTCATTACTGCGCATAGTATGCGTTTCAAATACCTTCTCATGTTGCCACCTTCTTTGCAGCGGGGGATAAATCCTTCTTGTGAAATAGAAATTTACTACTCGCCGTGTGCTTAGCACCAGACATCATCTTACCCTTAGCATCTTTATGCGTTGGTCCTTTGCACTCTTTACCATTTTTATAGTAGTGCTTCATTCCTGCAGCCATTTTAACCTCCTAAATTAGTTGGTGGTTTACCTGCCGCGACCACCAGCGCGTTATGAGGACAATGCAGGAATACTTATTCTCTATAAGGAACTTAGAGAATCTTATGCATATCCATAGTATACTTCAAGAAATTCATCTTCATGGTTAAGGTAGACCATCTCATGTGGGACACGACCTTGAACCCAATAATCTAACACCGCACTATAAAAAGCTTCTTCTAAATCCATTGAGTATTGTCCGGTTCCCAATCCGAGATTCTCTCCTTCCATGAAACATTCCTTGTGTTTAGACGATCCCAATGTGTACGTAATACCTCAGCACATATAGCTAGAGCAATGACAGTATCGTCACAGCAGCCAGGAGCTGCCTCAGTCTTACCACTAGCTGTAGATATGTAGTCTTTAAGTTCCCTGATTACAATAGGTGAAGGTATCATTATATCTTCATTATCAATCAGGTTCTTTAGGTTACCTATGATTACAGGTTTAGATGCAGAGGTTGTTCTAAACCCTAGCCTTAGCCCTTCTTCATTAGACACATTAGCCATCTTTGTTTGTTTGTATAGGTTAAGATAACCCATCTGTTCTAGTTTCTGCAGTGTAGCAATACCCATAGAGTTGGATTCAACTGCTAAGAAAGCATTGTTATAGTATCTACCTAAGTAGAATAACAACTCACCCCACATACTTGGGTCAATTCGGTTGTTACGATACACTGCTACAATTTCATATTTATTATTCATAACGATAGCAGCACTATAGTCTTGACCTACCCCCAAAGAGACATCAGCCCCAATGACATATGGCTCCTCCCACTTAGGATAGTCATAGATAGACAAGTTACCTTCCCTATTATCATCAAACATCTTACTCGCTGGATCCCAATCACTACGCTTCTGCTCTGGCCTAGGCACTAGAGAGTTAAGTCTCTCAATGTCAAAGACATTAGCACCCGATACAATGAAAGCCTCATCGGCTGTAGCTGGATACTCTTGTTGGAACTTTAACTTACCACCTTCTGCAATCTTCAACCTACGCCAATACAGTTGATCTTGGTCTAACTCATAGTTTTCTACTAGAGTTTCCTCTTCTATTGTCAACTCCATACCCAGAGGTGCTGTACGCCTGTATTCAGGGGTTATAAACCAAGGTAGGAAGATTGGTAGGTATTCATTCTCCCCAGCAACAGCCCCCTTCCAGAGCCTGTAGAACTCCCCTTGAGCACCATTGGCTGTAGACTCCAAAATAACCTCAGTGCCTGGTGCCTGGGAGATCCCCTGGAACAGACCGGCCAAAATCTTCTCATCATGTGTCCAAAATGCTACTTCTGATAGGTGAGCAATCGTTGGTGTAGTCCCACGACCAGCTTCCGGAGAACCCGCTGTATATAAACGATACGAGCCAATAGCATCTCTATCATTATAAGCTGGAGATTGTATTTTAATTTCTTTAGCATTAGATGTTATCTCCTTAGGGACTAAATCCCCCTGCATATTACGTATTAAATTCTTAGACATACTAAATAATGCATCAGATGTAGCAGAATCATGAGCCATAACTACGCTTCGAGAGTGCGGTGAGAAGTATGACTTCCAAAATACCCTCCCAGCACAGTAAGTACTGATGCCCTGTTGCCTAGCCTTAAGGATAATAACCCTAACCATGCCTGTAGTCGCTTGTTGTTCTGTGAGAGCCTTTGTAATACGCAGTTGACACTCGTTAAATTCAAAAGGTATGAACCCTTTAGACGTATCCTTAGTAATAATCTGTATTTGTTCTTGAGCGAAAGAAGTAAAGTCATTCTCATACCCCTTTAGCTTGATCCTCTTCTCTTTTTCTTTAAGAAGAGTCATAACTTCCTTGTTATTCATCTGTGTCCCCTATATATCTATAAGGAACTTAGACAATCTGTAGTTATATTGTAGTATATTTTAGGATTCTGTGTGTATCTGTACAGATTGGAGTACCCCCTAGGTGCTTTGAGGTACATTGAGTGGCTTAGAGAGAGCCTGTAAGTATTGTTTTTATATTCAGTACCCTCATTTATTTCACGGTACCCCCTCAATCTCTCTCAGGTTCTCTCAGCTTTATCAGACTCTTTCAGCTACCACCACCTCAATCATTCAATCTTTATAGAGATCCCTAGTCGGGATCAAGATCTTCTTGTCTTTCTTTCAGGGAGTCTCTGAGAGCCCTCAAGGGGTCTCTCATAGCCTCTAAGGTTCTCTCAGGTACTGTGAGGTACTCTGAGGTATCATGGCTCTGTGAGGTTCTCTGGTGGCATAGGCACTAGCGGGAGGATCGATGTACTGTGAGAACTTCGAGAGACTGTGGGGCAATGACATCCTATTCTCTAAGTTCCTTATAGGGAGAAGCTATCCAAGCCTGCCCCTATCCATTAGGTTACTATATATATCTATACTCTCTAAGTCTCTCTCAGCTCTATCTCAGTATCTCTCAGTGTCTCTCAGTACCTATCAGATAAGACCCAAGCTATGTGTTCTCTTGGTGTCTGTTAGGTCTTGTAGATGCTAGATGTCATTAGGTTGTAGAGTAAGTAATCAGTCCACAGGGGCCTGATTTGCAGAGGTGTTGTGGGGGTTTCCCTCTCTGCCCTCTCTGCCTTCTCTCTTGCCTCTCTGTCTCTTCCGCCCTCTGCCTGCTCCGCTTCTCTCTGGGGTTGGTCTGGGGGTGGGTCAGTCCGACAAGGCACCAACCTATATCTTGAAAGGATATACCATGCTTATGACAAAGAATGAAGCTTCGGAGCAAGCTTATAACGATTGGCTATGCTGCGCTAATCTCAACCATAATACCAACTGGCGTACACACTTTGAGTGCGGCACACCCATAGAGGGTGACTTCTACGACTTCAATTCTTAAACTATATCTTGAAAGGATATACCATGAAATTCCCAACGTCAGATAAGATCATCCTTCGTGCTGCTAAGCGTCTAGCCATACTTGAGGCAGGTGACAAACTTGGCAACGATGTGTGGATCAACAATCCCAAAGCAGATGCTTTAGGTGATTTCTTTCTAACTTGCTCAAAGAGCGAACTAATACGAATAGTTGAACTATCTCGTGTATGCCCAGATTACGCCTATGAAGCTCTTGACATTACCTATTTCAACGATGCGGTAACTAAAGCTGATAACGGAGAGGGCAGATTCCAAGATTTCTATTCTGAATTTGACTTGGAACCTAGTGACCTTGCACAAGATCCAAGACAAATCTCACTCTTCAACTAAGTCTTTTTGCTTCAGCAATCGTAATGGTTGCTGTTTCATAAACACTTAACCTATATCTAGAAAGGATATATTATGTTTATAGTAACTACGCAGACTTTAGAGAACTACGGCGCACATTCTAAAGACGGAAAGTTCGCAAACGGTAACGCATATTGGAAGTTCAAGGGTGGTAACTACTACCAAGTTGAGGACTTGGATCGTCCACAGGACGCAATGGCATTCGTAGCCGCATTGCTCATGGAGGACAACGACCTGTTAAACAAAGAGTTTCCACAAGAAGTGATTACTGTCACCAAGTGGGTAAATGAATTGCCAGACGATGCAGGCGAGGAGCAATCCATCAGGGATTATTACCTATCAGTGGTCAAGCGAGTGTCACCCAAATGGTATCACACCGGATACTATATTGAAACAGGTGACGATGGTTGCTCTTCCATAAACACTTAAGTCTTTTTGCTTCAGCAATCGTAATGGTTGCTGTTTCATAAACACTTAACCCAACCTATATCTAGAAAGGATATATTATGACTACTAATAAAATCACATTCAAAGACCTCACAACATACCTATACATTGTGAAAGTGCCATTTACCATTGATGAAGACACTGGGAGGAAAGAACTTCCTTTGACCTTCCCTAATCCCATGCCAGATGATTATGCTATTACAGCAATGTTGTTCAGTGAAAAAGAGTGCAAATCATTTGCCAGTGCAAAATCAGCATACGCTCACCTGCAATCTATCCGCTGGAATTATCGTGATTCAGAAGCACAACCAACGGTCTTCAGGTTAGCTGTATCTAACTGTGTCGAAATCAAACTCGATGTAAAAGAAACAATTATTAGAGATTAATAAGTCTTTTTGCTTCAGCAATCGTAATGGTTGCTGTTTCATAAACACTTAACCTATATCTAGAAAGGATATACAATGGCCGATAACGAAATAGTACGTGAAACATTCCATGAGCTGTACAAAGAAAATCAGCTCTTCTATACAGGAACATACGTAGAGTGTCTAGCAATACTAACAGAGTCTATGGATGATGACATAGCTCAAATATTTAAAGTAACAATCAAAGAGGAGGAATTGATGAAAATTACTGTTGGTAAACCTAAGCGTTGGGATAAGTCTCAAGTCCTAGAATTGTTTGATAACTCACCTGATCTAACGTTAGGAGAACTATCTTATAGGTCTAAGTGGACAGTCAGAGAAATTCTAAACGTCTTAACTGAAGATCTGGATGGCGGTGATAACTGGACCGAAGAAGAAGTAGAGTCTGCTGAAGAATACGTTGCGTTCAGAGTAGAATATTCTAAAGAATACGCTGAGATTGAGCTGTTGGATAAACATGGCAGTGGTAACTACGCAGATGATACAGCTTTAGAGGAGGCTGATCTATGGCATCAGTAAGAATAGGACTGGATGGTGGGTACGAGGTATCCATCATTCAAGATGGTAATAAAAGAGTCGAATGTGCTCTTATAAACCCAGAAGGTGATATAACACCGTTCTCTTCACAACTCTACCAAGAGCCAGAAGATGTTCATCGTGGACTCACTATAACTAAACTCATATCCCTACTGTCTAGGGCTAACAACTATGCATTGGAAGGATCATTTAAATGCAACAGATAACAAAACACAAAGCCATAGAAACAACTATGCGCAAATACCCAGCTATGGATAAAGCCACAGCAACTCACTATGTCGAAGAGGTACTAGGGTACTTCAAAGATTAACATACATAGATCTGAGGGATTTCACTAAGAGATCCCTCTAACCTATAGATGTAACAAAGGAGAAACTAATGTTGACTAATGTAATAGCAGTTGTGTTACTAGTTGTAACCATTGCATGTCTGGTATGGTACGCCCATAGCTGGTACAAAGTAATGGTGGACTATGATGTTGACTAGCAGAACAATCTCAGCTCCCATTCAGAAAAGCATATCGGTAGTACTGATGCTGTTATCTTTGGGAGTTATTCTAGTATCCATCTCAGGATTCTTACAATCAACTAGTGTACATGATGCAGCGCACGACCAAAGACACGCTATGTCATTCCCCTGCCACTAAAAGTAATCGACCCACAGGGGGTCAATTTAAAAAGAGGGATACTCTCTCATAACCCACGTAAAGGAAATATAATGATTACTCTTGCTAAACCACGGAACTTCATGATCACTAACGCCGAAGCCTATTACCCTAAGCTGGAAACACCTCAGATTGGTAAAGGCACAGTCAATGGTCGGCCTTTCACTACACCATTGCAGTTTGAAATTCAGCTACGAGCTAAAGACGCAGCCACTCTACAGCTATGGAAAGATAACCATCTGCCTGTGAAAGAGAACAAAGACGGTGTGTCTAGCTTAACCATTCGACGCCGTGCTCTAAAAGCAGATGGCAGCGACAATGGTAAGCCTCGTGTAGTTGGTAGTGATAAGCAACCAATGGACGCTAAAATCATTGGCAATGGTTCAACAGTTAATGTTATCGTATGGCAAGCGCCTTATGGTGACAATAACGAATCAATATTCAATTCTCTCACAGCTGTACAAGTGACTGAGCTTATTGAATACAGCGGCAGTGACATCGACTTTGATGTGCTTGGTGAAATGTCACCTACTGTTTCTGGTGAGAAAGATGAAGACTTAGAGGCAATGTTCTAATGTCAGTTTTCTTACTAGCATGTGCTAATCTCTATTTAGTTATGGTGTTTAGTATCGCAGCGGTGGAGGTTACATCTGATGTAATCATCCACTTAGCTCCACAGGAATCAATCGCTGTCGAAACTATAGACCCGATGAATCCTAATTCAATTCCAGATGCATAACTCCAAGGAATCCGACCACAGGGGCCGGATTTAAAAAGATAATCCCTGTCCATAACTGGATATTTGCTTATAATCATAAAGATAGCTAATTAAGATTATCAAAACACCTAAGTATGTGTATAAACTACTTACATAATTCCTCCTGCTGGGAGTGTGGGATACGTCAGGTATCAGCACAATGCAGACTAAGAAGGCGAGCTAAGCATCTCAGAGAAACTGCTTACATAATTCTAATACAACACTAAGATGTGTTGTCTGTTCCAACTGTTGAGTTTGGGTTCTTTAATCCTTTCAAGCTCAAGCTCCGGTTGGGACAACTAATACAAGTGACTCCGATCCGAACTCCTTGCTGAAGTTCTCGTTGAAGTCCTTGTACCCCTGACTGTTGAGATTTAGTGACCCTTAAAGTTGCGCGGTGATCTCCAGTCAGGGTTCATAATTTTTAAATAGAATCCCTTACGGGATGCTGTTTTTAATAGGAGTCTCTAAAACCCAGAGGTTTTAAAGATTCCTAAGAGATCCTAATGGATCTCGTTTAGGATTCCTCCAGGAATCCTTAGTGACCCTTAGGGGTCACTGTGATTTTTGGATGGTCCGACAAGACTTTTCAAACAAGAGGCATTTAAAAATATCTATTTTATTCGGTGTGTGGATAGTTGGTTACATTACGGTTGCAACTACCAGAAAAACAACTTAACTAAAATTAGTCATGAAAGGCTATAACAATGACAACAGTAAATCCAATCGGTCGTAACAACTTGCAATTTCGTCGTGTAACAAAACGTTATGGTAAGCCAGTAGGTTCATTCTCAGGTCACCAAGGTTACCTCTCAGTAGCTCGTGATGTTGAGACAGGTCAGTTTGTGTCCCGTTCTAAACTATCAGAATCTACAATAGATCGTATTCGTAAAGTTATCAAAGTACGTGGCTTCAACAAATAGGAGAATTAGAAATTGGATAAAGCAAATATCTTTTGGACAGCAGAAGGGGAAGTGGTTATAGAAATTATGGAAAGAGCATTGATACTATCACGTGTAGAAGCAGAGGTACTGTTCACAGACCTAGGTCACACACTCAGAGATATGCACGACTGTATGGACAATAACGCAGAGGACACTGGTGAACAACCAGATGGCTGATATACTCCCATTCAAATTAAAACCAATCGGTCTTGATGGTGCAAAAATGAAAGAAGATACCTTCAGACGAGTAGATGAATTATTCAACATAACTATGTGGATAGGCACAGACGAACAATACGAGATAGACATGCTTAGCAACGAAGATTACTCTGATCAAGAAATCTTTGAAGGAATAGAATGTCTATATGCTAAATTCGGAATTGAACATGGGTTCTTTTCAGAAGAAGAAGACTAACCTTAAAGGGGAAGAGTTATGATCTCAGAAGTATATTATAATCTAAGAAAGAAACTCTTCTCCATTAAGCAGAAGGGTAAAGTAAAATACCACAACGATAACGTAGTAATCTACAAAGCTAAATTTGTAGTACAAAACGGTGGTAGGTTACGTGTGTTACGTACAAAACAAAAGAATGTCCATGCATTTGTTCGTGGACAATTCGTAGGTAATGTCTGTCTTGACTTTGATGGTGAAATGAAAAGGGCCTTCTATAATCCATACATCTTAAAGCAATTCATAGAGTTTGATAGTTTATTAGAAGATGAACACAAACCTGTAGTGGAAGCAGAATACGCATGGTTAACAATGAATGAAGGTTATCCTGTAATAAAATACATCCCATATGAAAGCAAAGCACATGACAAAACCAGCAGTACACATCTCAATAATGACAGGTAAACTCCAAGGTCTAAAAGCAATCAGTACAAACACCAAGACAAATAAGTACTGCATAGATCAACACAAGAAAGCCATAGACAATAAGACAGATAATATATGCGGAGATTGTTACAGCCACAAAATGCTAGATGGTTTCCGTAAGAACATGGCACCTGCCCTTCAAAGAAACAGTGACATCCTATCATCAAGACCATTAGAACCACAAGAGATACCAAGGATTATAGACAGCATCTTCAGATTCAATGCGCATGGTGAGATAATAAACATGCAACACTTAGATAATCTGATGCGTATAGTTCTAGATAATCCTTGGTGTCGCTTTGCCTTGTGGACTAAACGAACAGACTTTGTATTCCGCTGGATGAAAACATATGGTAAACCAAAGAACCTAAATCTAATCTATAGTAACCCTAAGAAAAGTATGATTATGTCAAAGCCTCCTAGGTACTTTGATAAAACATTCAACAATGTCTTAACCGATGAGTTCACAGAGCGACAGAACTGCACTGGTCAAAAGTGTCAAGACTGTCGTTTATGCTATGAAATCAATGATGTAGATACGATTGTAGAAAAAGTAAAGAAATACTAATGGAAAATAAAATAGACAACTCAGATGTAATAGAAATAGCCGCTGAAATTACAGAATACATAGTTTACCAACTGGTGTCTGGTGAAACAATAATAATTCAAGAAGAGAATGGTGATGAACGTTATACAGACGAAGCACAAGAAGTATTCAATGATCACTATGGTGAAATAAAAGACATTATAAAGAAATTAAACCTCAGATGGGAAATAAGAGGTCTAAGACTGTCAGAACCAGAGAAACCAGAGCAGGAGTAATCATGACAATCTATATGAATCAATACCAAGATAAAGCTAAAGAAACTGCAATTTTCCCAGAAGAAGAAGCAATTACCTACTTGGCATTAGGTTTATGTGGAGAAGCTGGGGAAGTTGCAAATAAAATAAAGAAATGCATACGTGATGGTGCATCATATGATGGTATTGCAGCAGAACTAGGAGATGTACTCTGGTATGTCGCAGTACTTGCAGACTACCTCGGAGAAGACCTGAACACAATTGCAGCAGGTAACCTTAAGAAACTAAGTAACCGTGCCTCTAAGGGTACTCTACAGGGCTCAGGTGATAACAGATGATGCTACTAGCCTTTCTGGCCTGCATCCTCATAGTTCTCATGGCAGCAATGATGAAATGACTAAAAACATTGTAATAAGTTTGTACGACTTCACAGGTGAAGCACTCAAACCTTGGGCAGCAGCAGGTTACACTTGCTATGCCTTCGATATACAGCATGACCCACATGAAACAACAACTAGATATTCTCAGATTAATGCTAAAGGTTCTATTGAGTACGTACACGCTGATCTCCATAACCCTGAAACCTTAAACGAGATTGGAAGCTATTTTGCATACGAAAATGTAGTATTCGGCATGGCTTTTCCAGTATGTACTGACATGGCTGTATCTGGTGCGGCTCACTTCAAGCGTAAGGCAGAGGCAAACCCAAACTTTCAGATTGAGGCAGTAAGTCATGCCAAGGAATGTGCCAAGTTATTTAACAGTATGCGTATTCCATACTTTATAGAAAACCCTGTCAGTGTACTGGCAACCAAATGGCGTAAGCCTGACTATAGGTTTCATCCTTACGAGTATGGTGGATACATAGCTGACAATCAAGCAGAGCACCCACGCTGGCCTGAATACATAGCAGCAAAAGATGCGTATCATAAAAAGACATGCCTGTGGACAGGAGGAAACTTCATTATGCCTCCAACTTTACCAGTAGAACCTGAGGAAGGACACAGCAGACAGCACAGGAAGCTGGGTGGTAAGTCACAACGTACCAAAGATATACGCTCAGCCACACCACGTGGATTTGCCATAGCAATCTATGAGATAAATAGAGAGGACTGGAATGAAAACACGTGAAGTTCAACTAAGAGTAACCCGAAAAGAGACATGGTGGCCAAAGTTTGAAGTACCAGCCAATATGTCAGATGAGGAAGCAGAACGTTACATCAACGCAGAAGCCCCCGATGAAGTCTATGATGAGTACAATCATAAATATACACTAGACACAGATACTTATGCTGAAGTGATGAAACACTCTGACATAGATAGTATAAGTAGGGTTTTTCCATTTGGCCGGGGTGACGTAAACACTGACCTAATACCAAAGAAGATCTGAGATGCCATTCACAATAGAAGAGAAACCTTGGACCACTGAGATAGTTATCATGGATGATTCAGGAGATGACATTGACCTCGCAATAATCATAGAAAACGTAGGGGAATACGAAGGCTATGTATCTATGAAACAATTCAATGAAGACATAGGATGTTATGATGTGATAACCATGTCACCCTTAATGTTCAAAGATCTTATGAAATCCTTCGATTCCCCAGAGGGTTTCCACGGACTTCTATGGAAATAAAAAAAAGAACCCAGAGACTCTCACAGAGAATCTTTGGGTTCTTATAATTTTTCAATAACCGACAAGCCGCAATAACTTGTTTTTTTGTAAACCGACAAGCCGCACTGGCATTTTCTTTCAGGTTCTATCAGAACCTCACACTATCCTCAGTGCTCGTATCTTGCTGTCGAGTTCTTCATCAGATAAACTCTCAGCACCTATCTCCTCAATTTGAAGCTCCCTACGCTGT